TCAGTAGAGTGCGTAGGAATCTATACACACCGAGCGTATTTCATCGATTCCTTGTCGCGATGATTCCTGCGCCGTTCATCGCAGTGGTCTCTGGATGGTTTGTGACGGAGATGGGTCGATCACCCTGGTTGGTTCATGGTCTGATGAGTCAGTCCGAGGGTATTACTCCGTCACTAACGGGACCGCTCGCGCTCATGAGCTTGATCGGATTCGTTCTGGTCTATGCGGTAGTTTATGCCTCGGGATTTGTATACATATTGAAGACGGTAAAAAAAGGAACGGACGATGAGAACGGTATATGATGATCACTGTACGATTCACAACACGGATCGTGACAGAACAATGAACGTAGAGATCCTTGAGTTCTCGCCGGAAAAGAAGTTGGTGGTATCCGTTGAGAGATCGGTTAAGCTGACTCTCTCGTACGATTCGAGCCATCACGTCTATGTCGGATCGATGGCGGGGTTGGAGTTTACCTCCCTCGGTCCTGCCGCTCATACAGTAAACGAAGGGTATAGAAGATGAATAAGTGTTTTGCGTGTGGTGTGTCGTTTAAGGTCGAGTTCGAAGAGGCCGACGCCGACGCACGATTCTGTCCTCACTGTGGTCAGGAAACGATCGACGACGTTCAGTTGATCGAGGACTATTCGGTCGATACCGATATGTTCTATGATGAGGACGAGGACGGTCTGACTTAGAAGCAGACACGGCCCCATAAATAGATCCATGGCACAGCAGTGGATCTATCAGGGTAAACCCTACGAACCCGATGCGGACGTGGTCTCCAAGGACTTTCCGTATCAGGGGTTCGTATACATTATTGAAAATCTGGCGAACGGTCGATCCTATATCGGTAAGAAGGGGTTCACCTTCGGTAAGACTCGTCAGGTCAACAAGAAGAAGAAACGATTCCGTGCCGAGTCCGATTGGCGAGACTACTACGGTTCATCCGAAGAACTGTTGCGCGACGTCGAGCACTACGGCAAGGGATGTTTTCGTCGCACCATCCTTCATCTCTGTCGATCCAAGGGCGAGGCATCATATCTCGAAGCCTACGAACAGTTCTCTCGCAACGTCCTGCTACGTGAGGACTACTACAACACCTGGATCTCCTGCCGCGTACGCAACTCCCACCTAAAGCTCCTTCGTGAGGATTATTCCTGCGAGGAATAGAGTTTGTTCCTTAATTGATCAAATAAACTATATACATACCGTTAGAATGGTAGTATAATGGTATCAACAGTTAAGGAAAGGAACTATACTATGACGAATCAAGACCTTATGAATCAGTACGCCGATGTTGTGAGTCGTTTTAATGCTACCGACATGGACGATCCGATGAGTGATACTCTCGAACTCGAGTGTGCTCGTCTCGAAAAGATCGGCGCCGATCGCGGTATCATCAACGCGATGGAACAACTTATGACCGACATCATGAGCTATGAGTAATAATAAACAGGAGAATATGCTTTGATCGTAGTCGACTATAACGGAATCGCGATCTCCTCGGTGGTGGTGCAGAAGCTCGCCATCGAGGAGAATCTGATTCGACACTTTATTCTGAATACACTGAGAATGTACAACAAGAAGTTCCGTAAGGACTACGGACAGATGGTCATTGCGTGTGATTCGTCCACCTGGCGGCGCGAGTACTTTCCGAACTACAAGTTCAAGCGTCGCGAGGGTCGTGAGAAGGACGAGGTCGAGAAGGCCAACTGGGACGAGATCTTTCGTATCATCAATACGGTGCGCGACGAGATCCAGGAGAACCTTCCGTATCGTGTGGTCAAGGTCAACGGTGCAGAGGCCGACGACATCATCGGTGCACTCGCACTCGAGACACAGGAGTTCGGTAAACACGACGACGTCATGATCGTCTCTGCCGACAAGGACTTTGTACAGCTGCAGAAGTACAAGAACGTCAAACAGTACTCGCCGATGCAGAAGAAGTTCGTGACCGAAAAGAATCCGAACACGTATCTCTTCGAGCACGTTCTGAAAGGTGATTCCGGTGACGGTGTACCGAACGTACTCTCTGGCGACAACGTATTCGCCGAGGGTATTCGTCAGACACCCGTGACTCGTAAGAAGCTCGATTACTGGACCGAGAACGCTCAGGATCTGCAGTCCGTCATGGAACCAGAGATCTATCGCAACTACATGCGTAATAAAAAACTCATCGATCTCGAAGAGATACCCGAGGATCTACGGTCTGAGATAATAAATACCTATGAGAGTCAGGAGGACACACCAAAGAATCGTGTTCTGAAGTATCTGATCTCGAAGCGTTGTAAGAACTTAATTTCAGACTTAGAGGATTTTTTCTGATGGCCGTGAATAAGATTAAAAACATGAGAGTGGACGACATCCTTGACCGAGTCGCCGAGGCAAAGACTCGTAAGGAAAAAATCGAGGTCCTACAGACGTACAACAATCGTGGACTGCGAGACGTACTCAAGGGTGCGTTCGACGACTCCGTTCAGTTCAACCTTCCCGAGGGTGCACCTCCGTTTACGACGGGATCGGAGCACTCGTTCGGTACCACACTACTTAAACAGTCCAAGAAGTTTAAGTACTTCGTTAAGACACCGAGTCGACCGACCGCCGGTCCAAAGATCGAGATGATTTTCGTTAAGTTACTCGAGAGTCTTCATCCCAGTGAGGCGCAGGTCGTGATCTGGATGAAGGATAAGCAGCTGGGTGGTAACTATAAAGGACTGACTAAGAAGCTCGTGTCCGATGCCTTTCCTGGTCTGATTACTGAATAGCTATTTACAGATTTATGTTTCTGTGATATAATCTATTAATCGCCGGCGGGCAGGGAATATACTATGATCGACTACTCAACGAATCTAATGGGTCCAATCAATACGTATTGGTATTCTGAAAGGAATCTAGAAGTAGGTACGGTTGCCGCCGGTCGAATTGATATTCGTGGTCTCGATGAGTCTATCTATTACGGTGGTATGTATGAGTACGATCTGCCACCGATGAGACTCGAGTCGTGGTACCGATTCACCGAGTGGTTGGATGAGTTCGTCACGGATGATCTCTGGTCCCTCGAGGATATCCTAAGTGAGTTTGAGAAGGATAATGAGTCTATAGAATGGGTATGATTCGACACAATTCGATATTCGACACGGACAAGATAATCGACCACTACTTAAAGAAGGATGGTGTTCCGGTTATTTATGTCTGTACCACCGAACTCGATGAAGTGCAGAACATTCCGGTCGATGTGTTCTATCGAGAGACTCCGCACCCTGAGTTTGGCAATCGATACTTTGGTCTGTATCCAGGTCTCATGGCCGGTGCAGTGATGATTACCAACGCAGACTCGGTCGAGAACCTTACTCTTGCGTGTGTACGGGACTCGGAGGACAACCTTCACTACTCGCGTTATCGACACGACTGCGTGACTACTGACGGAGGTAGTATGATCGACGGCGGTCGTGCATACGTGCGGACCAACAACTGTGATGTATTTACATATGCCGTCAGGGATGGTATAATGGTACCACATAATGAAACTGAGGTGAATGATAATGAGTGAGCGCCATACACCAGGACCGTGGGCGGTCGAAAAAACCGACGGATATGTTGTCTGTGAGCTGACAGCAGGCTGGTGCGTAGTCGCCACCGAGGCCGATCCGAACAAGTACAGTCCCGAGGCGGATGCGCGATTGATTGCTGCTGCGCCTGAGCTATTGGCTGCATTGAAGGACTTATTCGACATTTGTGACGGTGATCCAGGCGAGCCTGCAGAGTTTCAAGCGGCGTCGCGAGCTCGCGACGCCATCGCCAAAGCCACGGGAGAGTAGGAACGGCATGCGATTGGTGCAGAGCAGAAAAGAGTTCTGGGAGCAGTATCAGAACGGCAAAGAACCTCCTGTACTTACTGACTATCGTAAGCATAGGGACAGTGAGTATTGGAGAGTCTCGCGGACCGTTGAACAACTCTGTGAGATTATACTAAGACTTGAGGAGCGACGAGTCAAATAATGATGATTAAGACGTATCTTATGTACTTTGGTGCAATGCTCGGTATTCTTGCGGTCTGCATCGGCGGACTGATCGGTACCGCACTCCTGTACAACTACATCGTGACAACGTTCTCCGTCGCGCTGGTATCAATCACAACCTTGGGGATATGTCTTGTTATCACGGCAGCAGCACTCGCCGCCATTCTCACTCTGATGGACAAGAACGACTATGATCTTTAATGACGTACTCCAGGAACTGATCGACTTGCACGAGCAGAGTCGGTGCGGCTGCGGTGAACCTGCGTGCCGAAAATGTCGCGATGACCAACATATCGAGGACACTATTGGAAAAGGTCTTAGAGTCAATGATCCGCTTGATGATACCGAGCG